CAAGGGGATGCATTTAGAAACGCCAAGTCAGTTGAAGAAGCCGTTGCAGCACTTACGCGAGACTTTGAGCGTCCACATTTTGTAAAGGGTGGTAGCATAGTCGACGGCAAAGCATTCGCAGCATATGCTGCCCGAGGATCGAATATCGTCGGTGGAAGTATAGACGGCACTGCACTGGCATCAGCTGCTACTGCGACCGGCACATCCTTAGCATCTTCTTCAGCCATACAAGCTACTGATCTTAAAAATATGGGTCTAGCTAGCGATCAGATTGCCGCTGTAACAGAGTTCCAAAAAGCGATTAAGGGATTTGAGGGTGGCGGAATGTTTGACTCAGATATCAATAGCCTCATGCAAGCATTTGCTGCTGCAACATCAGCAGCACCCACTAACGCTGCTCCCTCAGGTGGCAGTAACAAGACACCTCCGTCCGTGCCTCCTGTTAGCATGTACAAAGAGAAACACTCTTTTGGACAAGCGAAAGCACCGTGGTATGCGTCAGGCGGTTCGATGCCATCATTCACATAAAGAAAAGGCCCCGAAAGGGGCCTTAATTTTTACTCTTCAGCTAGTTTCTTGAAGAAGTCGAGCGATGCGTCGTCATCTTCGTCGACTGCTGCTGGTGCAGGTCTTGCTGCGGCAGTCTTAAATGCTGGAGCTGGAGCTGCTGCTGGCTCATCGTCCCATGGAGCTGTGGACGTCTGTGCAGACTCAGCTGTAGTACGTGGTTGAGCTGCACCACCATCCAAACCAAGAGCACGGTTCATTCGTACCTTCAGTTCATCATATGACTTGAAGTTCTTTGGGTCGATCAACTCAGCAAGTGAGTGCTCTTGTTTCCAAACAGCTTCGAGGTCATCATCATTATCAAACAAAGGAGCAGCTCCTTCAAATTCTGACTTGTCAAAGTTGCGATATCCTTCGACTTTGCGGATCTTCAATTTGAAGTTTGCGCCTTCCCAAAGGTCAAATGGGTTGATCTTTTGCTCATCTTCGAACTCTGGGTTCATAGCGAGTTCGATCTTATCCCAAATCTTCTTGCCGTACTTGAACAAGAATACCTTACCTTCGTTTTCTGGATGAGCTGGATCCTTGACGACGTAGATGTTAGATGTGAAAGACAAGCGACGCTTGTAGTGCTTGCGGACGAGTTCTTTGTTAGCCTCAATGCCAGAGTTCCAGAGAACGCTGTTGTATTCACCCAATGGGTCTTTTTGGTTGAGGGTCGTCAGAGACTTCTCGATGTACCAACCACCTGGGCCTTGGAAGCCGTGATCGAAGATACGGACGTATGGAAGATCTTCACCAGCAGGTGCTGGCAAGAAACGGATAATAGCGTAGCCGTTGCCAGCCTTGTCTACTTCTGGTTTCCAGAATTTGTCGTCGTCTTGGGAGTTGCCTTGGGCGGGTGCGTTCAGTTTCTGAACTTCTGATACCAACTTGTCTGTAAGAGACTTGCGGTTTGTTTTGAGGGCGCTGAAATCGATTGCCATGTTGTATTTTCCTTGTATTACGGTGTATTAAATGTATAACGGTATATAAACGTCGTGTATCACATAAGCATTATATGTCTAGTATATAGCTTCCCTTTACTAGGTTTTAAACTTATTAACCACAATTATTCTCGTCTTTTGATTATCAAAAGGAACGAATGGCCGATACTTTTTTGTAAGCATCTTATACCTTGGCCACACAACGGGGTCGATGATATTTCGAGACCAATACTTAAAGAATCCACATAGGTCGTTTAAAATGACCAAGGTCTCTAGTGATATTGACTTTTGTATCACCAACTTCAGAAGGTAGGGGTGTTGTCCATCCTCCACCTTCAAGTTGTCATCGAAAGCAGGAAGCAAGTTATCGAGCTCGTTGGTAAAGTTATACGTCAAAGATTCCGTACGAGCCTTCCACTTTAGATAGTTGCTCTCTGCTTGTTGCTCGTTTGCAATGTCGCCGACCCAGATATCTGGGCCACCTTCGACAATGTTAGCGAGTATATAATTTTGGCAGTCCTTGTGTTTGGCAAGGACATTGAAGAAGTGCTTGTCATTTCGCTTCTCGAACGCTGCCAAGCTCGCTCGAGTCTTCCCACCATACTTAAAAAAGTCGTATGTTTGTGAATTGAAATGATTCTTCATCGCAACGTACAATTTGTACGCTTCATAACCATTCATAATGTAATTTAAATAGGCAGCTTTGCCGTCTTCGGTAAGTATCCGTTATTCTCAGCGTCGTTTTTAATGCGCGCCTTCATCTTGGCGTTCTTACGAATCAGCTCAGCTGCAGTTTCTATCTCTAGTCCAGAGTTGGAGCAGTACCAGAGTACAGCATCCATATAATCTAAACGTTTTTCAACAGATATTTGTTCAATTTTTTGAAGAAAGTCCTGGACGTTGATGAGTTGATTGATTTGTTCTTCCATTATTTGAATACCAATAGTCCGAGTAGCATGGCTTGGATGATGAACCCAACACCAATAGTAATAACATTCAGAGTGTCCTTTGTCAGCAGTGCTCGGATAAACATTAATACCAAGCCAGCCCACATAAACGCTACCACATCAATTGAAGGTAGGTGATCAGACACTCCAAGCAACAAAGCGAGAATTGGAGGGATCGTACTACAATGGATCAGAATGATTGCCAGCCATCCGATCGTTTCGGATGAAATGTGACGTAGATGCTCAACAACAAAATGCTTGAGTGATTCGATTTTATCCATTGCTCTTGTCCTTATAGAAAATATGTCGACCAATCTGCGTCACCTTCTCTTTGTTCCAACGAGGGTTGACGTAATCAGCATGATAATACAAAGCACCATCTAGTGTTTTTAGACGGAACCCTTCCAACATCACCATCTTAGCGACTTCTTCGCTTTCTTGGTACATCTTTGGATGTACCGTCTTCGTGCGGTATGTGTTTTCACACAACCACGAGAACTGGCAAACAATCTTATTATAGACTGTCGTTTTCTGATGAACAACACCGCAGACAGTATCTGGGAATTTACCGCTGTTCATCCTATTCATAGTAACTTGAGCAACAGCAACTTTTCCTTCGAAAGGTTCTGAAGCAGCTTCCCAATAGATGTTGCGTGCGAGGCAAGTCAATTGAGTTTGGATTTCGCGTGCAGACGTATTGACGACTGGAGCGATTTCATTTTCTACGCGATAGTTGATCGCATATTTTAACGCAGATGCTACGACAAACACACCGATTACAAAACAAATAGCTCTGACGAATTGTACTAACTGGTTACTCACAGCAGTTGAAGCTGTTGTATGCATTTTGCACCTCCATAGTTAAGACTCGTCTATTATACATCCATTCCATCAAAAAGTCGACGGACAAAAGGACTGCATTACCGCAGGTGCGGTTCAACGAATCATGGGGTTAGCAAGCCTTATTTGGTTGGCTTGGGCTCGGGAGTCGAGCAGTAGGGGCACGCTTTGCCTTTTTCTGTATACACATTCGAGCCTTCTTTGGCTTCGCATTTGTGTAACCAGAAATCGCGTGCTAGGGTTTCTTGAGGGATGAGCGACATTAAATCTCCATCTATTTTAAGTACGTTGTATACTTATACAAACGTAAAGCCGGGATATAATACCCGGCTCAGACATTATGCCTTATCGACAAACGCCTTTAGCTTTTCAGCTTCCAACAGCAATTTACCAGCGTCCGGAAATTCAGGCACTTCATTGATTGCGGTATTGGATATCGACGCGTTATGTGTTTTGATCTGTAGATCGTTGTAATAACGCTGATTCATTTGATCTTGAGCGATCCTTAGCAAATCGAGACGAATCTCGTATGGTGTTTTGGACATATTATGTCTCCTATGTGTGTGTTAAAAGGCAGTTTCTTGGATGGTACTGCAAAACCATACAGGGCCTCTAATGGGCAACGTGTGTATTATATAGCTATACAACTTTATGAATGTTCTCGGCCTTCGTCATACCCCAAAACCTCGCCTTCCAATTGTTACGCTCCATGCCATCTAAAACAACCCACTCGTGTTTGAGGTTGATTAGTCCATCTGCGAATTCTTGCCAGTCGGCCGTAACGATGCGGTGCTCATAGAACCCTTTGATCGTGCGTGCAGTAGACAGATCGTGAAAGTCTAGCTCTATGTGCAGCACTTCCATGAAGTCGTCGCCCTTGAAATATTCGAGTGCAAAGTCAATTCCCCACTTGGGTTTGATCTTTGTGTACTTCAACAGATATGGAAACTTGTCTGGTGTAGCGAAACGTTTGATCTGTGCTAGCGCCTCACCGCTGTAGCAGCATCTTGTGATTAACATGCTGTGATCGACAACAAAATTGGGATCATTGCCAATAATCCATGGTGTCTGCGCTCCCCACACACCATTAATGTAGTTGAGCTCTACGCCATTTGCTTTGTAGAATTCTTGTTCAAGTTTGCTTAACTGGAAGCCATCATTATCAAAATATTGGATGTTCTCCCAAGTAAACAGACTATCATCTATCGGCTTGGTTAGAACTGCTGGACCGATAAATTCGGTATGTGCAACTCTAAGCAATGTGTACTCCTTAAATTAGTGGATGGTTGATTCTGTTACGAGGATAACCATCCGAAAACCCTAGAGCCTATTCAATTAGGCTGCAATGCAAACTTCGAAGTTTGCATTTACTAAATAGTATTGCATAACATCTTGGAGGATAAAAATGCAATACTTCACATACTTATGGATTGATAAATCGCGAAAAATGTTTTATGTTGGTGTACATGAAGGACATATCAACGATAGCTACATTTCATCGAGCAGATGGTTCAACGGCGAATATCAATATCGACCTAATGATTTTAAGCGTAGGGTTCTTAAACTCTTTAACGACAGAGCCTCAGCAACAAAGGAAGAGTCTCGATTGCTTGCTCTAATTAAAGAGGAAGAGTATGGCAGCAGGTACTACAATCTTAAAACCGGTCGACCTAAAGGCACACCAGCATCCAACAAGGGCAAGCCAATGTCCCCAGAACAGCGCGAAAAGCTTAGCAAGGCTAAGCTAGGAAAGCCATCTGTGAGGAAAGGCATTCCTAATAAAAATAAAGCTAGTTGATTCTGTTTCCAAGTTCAACTAGCAAAACTCATGCAGTGCAATTAAGCAGCTGCTAGGAATAACTCATCGTTTGCAGTTATTGATTTTGCTTGATTTACGGTCATCGCCTACCGTGTTGCCGTCTCTACTATCTACCCCTGTCGAAACCAAGTGCACCCCCATCAAAAACACACCAAGTTAGTATTCAGATACATTGAGCTATCTAACTACGTCCTAATCCAATGTTCTTAGGTATGCTTTTGGTGGAAGTGGCGGGATTCGAACCCGCGTCCAGAAGTCCTTCGCTTTGAAGGGATTACAACAATTCCTCGAGCTTCTCCAATCTAGGAATTTTCTTCTTTTCCTTTTTGCGGGAGTAGCCACAAGCTCCACACTTACCATAATCACCAACAACATCACGATCGCAACGGCCGCACCACATGCTTTTAAGGCCGTCCTTGCGAGCAGCCATTCCATTGCGTCTATTTGATTTTGTTAGGATCATGTTCTATATTATATGTATGTTCACTACTAACGTCAACACTACGAAATCGTGAATGTTCCATTTCCGTAGAAATAGTGGTACACATATCCACCAGTAACATACGTCGATACTGTTATGGATGTAGATATTCTTGACGAAGATCCTGCATAACGAATAGCAACTGCCCCAGCACCGCCCCTAGCGCCAGGACCCCACGATCCGCCGCCCGTAGAACTACCACCGCCGCCACCGCCACCAAAACCATCAGCGCCGGCCGTAACACTATCAACCCCAGAACCACCATGGCCACCACCACCAGCACCGCCAGGAGCTCCATAAGAATAATCGCCGCCAGCACCACCACCGCCAGCAAAGTATTTGCCATCGATCCATTGTGGTCCATTGCCACCATATCCATTGGTGTTATTGGCGTCATCTACGCCACCGCCACCGCCACCAGCAGACGATCCATTAGATCCACCAGGTGAATGATACGTGCCGCCAGCATTTCCGCTGTTGATGCCAGCCACGCTACCACCATCACCACCACGGTATGCGCTCGGATATGATACTTGTGTTGAACCGTTCCAATACCAACGAGCTGCACCAGGCATGCCACCGTATGCAGTGTATGTGCTTATACCAGGACCGGAGAATTGTGATGTTCCACCCTGCTGTGCTGCTATCCAACTGTTTACTGTATATGGGTTTCCATAACCATCATAGGCGGTACCTGCGGCACCATAATACCCACCAGCTCCTCCGCCGCCCACCGTAACGCCATATGATCCTTGGCCTATTTGGAGGGTGAGGCTCGTGGCGTAGTAGCCACCACCGCCACCACCGCCACCACCGCCGCCGATGTTATCTTGCGTTCCTGTTCCACCACCGCCACCCCCGCCAACGATCATAAAGTCTACTGATAAAGTAGGTATCGTGCTTCTCTTAGAATAAAACTGATCCATACCTAGGTTTGAGTTGGGAAACGTCCCAGACGAACCTGAGTCTGTGTACCACGTAACCCCTCTGTACGAACTCAGGCTAGTCCCCCTGCCGAATTCAGCATTGATCTCTGACATTGTCAGACCCGTACCAGATCCCTTGATTGTCACTTTATTTCTTGCCTTATCTTTTCGCGCTCTTCGTCTGTTATGTTGGCGAAGTGTGGGACAAGTGGCGAGTTAACGTCCCCATATATGTTAGTCACGTCCCCATCCAAATCGCGCATAGCAAACACACAATAGTATACAACACCATCCGTCAAGGCTGTAAACTTATGTCTGTAGTTTTTATCAATGACAATAAATGTAGGACCGTGGAATTCCTTAGGATCGTGCCCCTCTACTTCAACGAGAACAGATCCCACAGCCAGCATGGTTACATGGTCAAAATTATGTTTATGCCCGCCCCCATTGGTGTCGCCAACCTTCGCGAGAGTATGCGACCGTACCCAGATGTTGCCATAATACCCCATCTGATCTACATCCGACATTCCATCGTGACTACGCTTAATGCTTAGCACACGTCCGGTATCAGCATCCAGCTTGACGTTATCCATTATTCCACCACGCGGTATTGTGAACGACGTAGTTGTCAATGTTCTGTATCGTATCTGCTTCCAAAATATCACATATCAAATGTATTCTATCCGACGCGCCGCCGTTTGCCACGCTATGCAATTTTTGATTGTTTATCTCCAACGCCTTTCCTTCTGGAAAGTTGTAACTCACGCCCTCTATCTCAAACATACACGATTCGTTGGTTATTATTGGTAGATGGTTTCTGTGGATTAGACATAGATTACGAATATCTGCATGGAGACCAATATTTCCTCCAGCAGGAAGATTAGCCAATAACATCCTCGTTATCTTCGAACCTTCGCCATACTGCAATCTAATTTGCTCGCCGATCTTCCATACTTCCTGTGCAAGTGGACTGCTCGATTCAGGGAGGATAATTTGCACACCCTCGTACAAATTATCCTCGATGTCTGTCCAAACAAATATGATGGACTTCGTCTCCTGCTGGCGGACGAAACTTCTCTGTCTCATCGGGTTGGCATCCCACAATGCTGGATCCATTTCATCCAATAGGAGCTTCAGCTGCGACACATCATAATCAAACAATGGTCGGTGTGTCGCTTGTATGTCCATCTAATTCCTTCGTTACACGATGTCTAATGCCGTCCCACAATTGGAACAAAACTTTGCTGTTGCCTTATTTACCTTACCACAAGTAACGCACTTTGGCTTAGCTTTGACTGTCACAGGAGCGGATACCTTAGCGTCACCAGTCTCTCCCTTCAATTGCAACACAATAACGTGTTTTTGGTCTTCTAGAGGGAAAGAATCAACTGTTGTGAATCTTTGCTGAGACATCGATCCAGGAACAGTGATACCGACATCATTAACAGACTTGGCCATCACGCTATCGTTCCAGTCCATGCAAGCCGCGCCATCATGTGCTGAAGCTGCCGATGCACTAACATTCATTGATTGTGGTGATACACTAGCAGACGTAGCCACAAGCGAGCGATACAACGGCGTACTGTTATTTGTGCTGTAGGAAGATCCAGATGCTGCGATCCAAGGTGTTCCACCAGAGCCACCCCACGTATTGGCAAAAGGATCTGGACGGACCTGATAGACAGGGCGTGGTTTCTCAAATTGCCATTCAATTCGAATCAGTCCATCTCCTGCACCAACACCACGATGTTGTTCTACAGAAGAAGTACGTTCGATGAATTTGAATCTGTTGCCTTGTGTGACGTCTTTGATAAAACGCTCAATTTCCAGGTTGCTGTTTGGGCTAACAACAAGCGAGCGTCCGCCAAGGACATCTTCGCCATCGATAGTGATGCGAACATCAGCACGGACAATATTGAGGTTTTTGAGCAGAAGTGAATATTCACATCCGAATGGAAGGTAGACGGTGTCGCCCACTTCACGAAGAACACGACCGCTACTTTTGACGGCGACGACGAATTGATTTTTGTACATCATTACATACTCCTAAATTGTTACGGACGTCTGTCTAGCATCCTAGTATTAAAGACAGAAAAGGGGTCAAGGCATTGCACCCTGACCCCATTATATAGTTAAGTTTTCTATGAAATCAACTCAAGTTAGGCCATTTCAGCCATTTCGACTGCTGTTTCCAGCGCCTTGATCTTTAGGTTTTTATTGGGACCAAACCATGCAGATTG